TCCAGAAGGAATTAAAGTAAAAATACGAGTAGGACAAGTAGATGACTGTTTAAAAAAACGATTAAATAGTATAAATAAATTATATATTTATGGTTTAAGATTTGATAATGTAAAAAAATTCGATATAGATGAAAAAGAAATATTAATGAAAAAACCTTTAAGTACAAAACGATGTTATAGGCGCGGTAAATTTTTAAAATCAAGAAAAAAGAAATTTTTTTCAAAAGTAATCCCTATAATGTAAATATAATCAAATTTTATTATATTTATATTACAATATCTACAATACCATATTTTTTAGTTAAAGTAGAATTTAACCACCAATCATGCATTAATAACTCATCTAATTTTTCATTAGATAATCTTGTATTTTCGAGATAAATATCTTTAACTATTTTCATTAATGTATCTGCATTATCAGTTTGATCTCTGATTTCTAAATATTTACTAGGTTCAACACCCATTTTTAATTGATGTATTAAAATAACACCATAACGATTAATGAACCGTTGTGCTCCAACAACTGTAATTAGTGATGCTGCACTTGCGCAATAACCATCAACAAATGTATTTATAGGAATGTAAGATGTTCGTATTAAATCAACTAATCCTAAACTAGGAAGTAATGATCCTCCTTGACTTTGCATATGTAAATTAATATGATCAAAATTTGCTTCATTTTGTATTGTTATTAAATTAGAACTAATACTAAATATAGCAGAATCGGTTATTGGACCTGAATAATATAAATTATTATTAAAACTACGTATAAAGCCAATATCATCATCATTAGGACCATTTTTTATAGTTTTTGTATCAAATAATGACGACATTACAATACCAGTCTGTAAGATATTACGTCGACTTAAGAAATAACTAGGATTAGGAAATAATACTAATGCAGCATACAATAAATAAAACATATAATATATAGTAAGAAAATTGAAAATATATTATAATATATTATTATTTCAATAATGGAACATCAGGATTGGAATACAGTAACTTTCAATAACAAATTACTAAATGCTAGAAAAGCAGATTTTAATAAAAAGTTATCACAAAAATCATCTAGCCAAGATGTGAAAATTGAAGCCCCTTCAAATCTTGGAAAATTAATTGAACAAGCAAGAGGTGGTAAAACTCGTCAAGCTTTAGCAAATGAATTAGGTATAGCAGCAAGCCTATTTACTCGATGGGAAACTGGAAAAGATATTCCTAGTAATTCAGATATTGCAAAGATTGAACGACGATTAGGAGTAAAACTTCCTCGTACAAAAAAATCAAAAATTGAAAATTAATTATTAAGAATGTACTCTTTTATATTCACTCCAAGAAATTTCTACAAATTCATTATTTTTATCATCTTTATTACTATTTTCAGCATCCATTTTTTCTGTCTTTTTTAGCGCGGAATCAACATATAATTCTTTTAAATATGTACCTACTTTAACAGAAGCCTCATGTTGGTCAACCTCGCCATTTTCAATTAATTCAAGTGCATCTAAAAATTTATTTAGTATTTCTAGATTAACTTCATTTTTTAATACTTTATTATAAATATCTGTATAATTTTGAAATAAAAATGAACATTTTTCTACAGTTAATGTATCAAACTCTTGAAAATTATTTTTGTACAGTTCATAATGTTGTTGTTTTAGTTGTTCTAGTAATTTAACTTGTTCGCGAATTAATTTACTGTGTTTAGTAGCACGAATTAAATCTGTTTTATCTTCAACATCATTAGTTTTAATCATTTCTTGTAACTGCAATTTATCATTATTGCTTAACTGATAATCCATTATAATATAATATAACTATACTTATTTAATTTATTTTATATTTATATATTAAGTAATTATGACTACTAATTTTGAAGAACAGCAAGGTATTATACCTCCTGATGTTAGTAAATCAAAACCATTACGAAGTTATCCAGGGCAAGGTGATCCAATGAAATCTGGTATGCAAGCTTTGCAAAAGTGGCAAGAACATACAACGCAAATATCACAATTAGGCGGAAGTGCTAGTGATGGAAGTACATCAATGGTTGTACCACAATTTGATATTTTTAATCCAGCTGGTCCAGATGGTCCTAATGGAGCTAGTGCTAGTAATAATTTAACCCTTTTTACTAATAAGCAAAATAGTTGGCAAGATGGCTGGGCAAATGTAGAAGGCGAACCAGCAGTAATGCCTCCACCTTCACCACACGAGGTAAAATATAAAGGTGGTCGTAAAAAATCAAAAAAGAGACGATCAAAAAAGAGACAGACAATAAAGAGAGAGACAAAAAAGAGACGATCAAAAAAGAGACGATCTAATAAAAGAAAAACTAGAAGATAGATAATTACTTTTATAATTAATTATCTATTAAATTTAGTTATTTTATACACTAAATGGTTTAGGTAAATCTTTAAATCGTGAACCATAACTTGCACTTAACAAGGTGCCATCATACACGTTTGTGCTCGCGGCCGAGGTCGACTGGAACTTGACTGTACTTGATATTTGAAATAATGGCTCAGAAAATAATAATAACTGGAACTCGTCCGCGCTCACAATGAACTTGATTGTATTTGTATTTACTTGTACCCATGAATAGACCCCAGACCCAAATGGCCCGACCACGCTTACTTTACCATTTGGGCTCAAATAGTAAACAAATAAACCTTGAAAATTTCTAATGCTAAAACTTAAATTAGTAAATGGACCGGCAGGCCATTGTATACTAGGTGGAATATTGTTATTCCAGTAACTATTATAGGGTGTTTCACGACAAGTGACAGCATGATTAGGTTGTGGTTGTGGCATATTACATCCTAATTGTGGGGATATGTAATTATTAATCTTTAATCGTCTACTTATATAAGTTCCATAATCAACAGTTGTAATACCCGGTTTAGCAGCGTTATTAATAATAATATGTCTACCAGGAGCAGTCCAAATTTCCATTCCTCTAACTGGAGTTCTATCAGCACAATTTCTGAGATATATAGGAATATCTATATTAGCACGTCTACAACCACTATAAAATGGCATAATAGAGTGTGACTTAACAAGTATTTCTAATTCTGAATCAGTTAAATTTAATTTACCATTTGTATTGCAACCTTGAGGAATATTTTGTACAGCTATTAATCCAGATAAATCAAGAACACCAATTATACCGTTAAATGATTTATGTGAATGACAATGATATTTACTGTTAGATTTACCATTAATTTTAACAATTGTTTCAATATATAAACTTTGGTTTCCATTGGGAATTATATTAGGTTTAACCCAATTAACCGAAAGAGGTCCAGTACAAAATTTATTAAAATCACATTTTGACCAATATTGTGTTGCTGCAGTATATGCTGGTTCAATAATTCCACCCATTTCACACCCACAAGAATTATTATCCCTGCCATTCAAAGGGCAAGAACCATTTTCAGGCATTCTTGCTCTGATAGGAGCCATTGGTGGTATTCTCTCTATTCCTCTTAAACGTTTTGCCAACATACCTCGGGTGTTCATAACAGTAGTTTTAACAACTGTAGGATCATTTGTACAAACAGATGAAGGATGTCCATATATACCAGGTCCAGTGTGTTTAGCTGGTGTTGATGCAATTAATTGTGGTACACCAGTCATAGCACCGGGAGCTAGATTAGTCTCTCTACTAGTGTGATTTCCACGTCGTGTTCCATTTAGAGAAAATCCAAATGTTCCATTGTTAGATCCAGATATAGGAGCTTGTCTAGGATTACCATTCATAGTTTTCTTTTTTAATACTGCTAATGACATTATATATTTATGATATATAATATTATATATTATTTTTTCTAAAATACACTACCGCCAAACATGTTTCCTCCAAATGCTTCATTTGCTGCCATTGGCTCAGTAGTTTCTAGTAAATTATTAATCTGTGGTCCACTAAATGCCGAATTAAAATTCTTTTGCTGGCTCTGTGATTGTACTGTTTCGCGATGTAATTGTTTAGTATATCTACCTTCACTTTCTCCGCCATGATGATGTCTATGTGTAGGTTGTAAATTTATATTGCTAGTAGGAACACCATAAACAGCATCTACACCACCAGGTGGTGGTGGTAAACGAGAATTGGCAACTCCCATATGTGATATAGGTTGAGTAGTTTTAACATCATTTTGGCCTTGTTTATTTACATTATTGTTACTGTCTTTTAAATTTGTTTTTCCATCATATAAATCTACACCTCTTTCAATAAGTAAATTAATTTTATTACCAAGTTTTGTGTTCATTGTAAATAATACGATTAATAATGGTAGAACAAAGTTTGTTTCATTAAAAATAGGATAACTCATTTTGCTCTTAGTTGGTATGTAACGAATAATTTTATTAACAAACCATATAGTGAGCAAAATCCAATTAACACTAATAAGTATTTCTAATAATATTTCTAAAGTTCCTTTACTTTCATCAACATCAGGACTAAAATGATTCAATAGTTTTAAACTAAGTAAAATAAGTGGTATAGCAATAAAAGTATACTGATATAAATTAGTTAGTTGACCAGTATTAGTATCATCAAAATTAAAAACATATCCAAAAAATCCTTTTTTGGTATCTTCTATTGGTTCTTGTATGTCCATATGATTTATAAAAAGAAATTAAAAATAATAATAGTAATAAATTAATGATTAGAACTTCTTTAGAAAAGCTAAAAGAGAGAAATAACAAGAAACACGATGAAAATCAATATATTAATCTTATACAAGATATAATAGAACAAGGTGTAATGATCGAAGGGAGAAATGGAAATGCATTAACAGTGTTTGGAGCTGCTATGCATTTTAATTTAAAAGATAATATAGTTCCAGTACTAACAACAAAAAAAGTAGCAATAAAAACTTGTATAAAAGAATTATTATGGTTTATTAGTGGCGAAACAAATAATAAAGTATTAAAAAATCAGAATGTTCATATTTGGGATGGAAATGGTTCCCGAGAATTTTTAGATAGTAGAGGTCTAAATAATTTAGAAGAAGATGATTTAGGCCCAGTTTATGGACATCAGTGGAGATATTTTAATGCTCCATATGTAGATTGTAATACAGATTATACAGGAAAAGGAGTAGATCAATTAGAATATATTATAAAATGTCTAAAAGATCCAGTTGAAAGATATTCACGTAGACTTGTAATGTCAGCATGGAATCCTTGTCAATTAAAAGAAATGGCTCTACCTCCATGTCATGTTTTAGCCCAATTTAATGTAGTAAAAGATGAACTATCTTGCTCATTATATCAGAGAAGTGGAGATGTAGGTTTAGGAGTTCCATTTAATATAGCTTCATATAGTATTTTAACACATATTATAGCAAAACATTGTAATTTAAAGGCTAATGAATTTGTATATTATTTAGGAAATACACATATATATGATGATCATATAGAAGAATTAAAAAAACAAATAGAGAGAGAACCCTATATGTTTCCTAAAATCAACATAAAAAATGTACATAGTTCAATAGATGAATATAATATTAGTGACATAGATATTTTAAATTATGAATTTCATTCATCAATAAAAATGGAAATGCGAAAATAATTGAAAATTTAAGTATATATAGTAGTTTATATGAGTGGAAACGCTGCTTTAGCTGCTGCAAAACGGAGAAGAAATCCAGTTGAACAACAATCAAGCTATTTACCTAACAAACAAATGAGTAGTATGATGTTAGAAGAAGAACCATTATTATCAAAAGCAATGTCAAACACTGGAATAACATCTGATGGATTAAGAAAAAATAGAACATCACAAATTAAAGATGTAAATGAATTAATATTTGAACATGATAAACTATTATTTATTTTAGAAAGACGCCTCGAAATATTAGAGGGAGATGGTGGTAATAATGGTAGTGGTACTACAAATGCTGAATTAGAAAATTTTACAAAAAATACTAATTCAGAAATAAAATTATTAAAAACTTCTCTTATAAAACAACAAAAAAATATTCAAGAATTATCATCATTAGTTACATCATTACGTGGTACTATTTCTAATCAAAATACTACAATTGCTGATTTAAGTGAACAATTAAATAACTCAAATTTAAATGAGCAAGTAGATGTAAAAGGTCAATCTACTGTTAAATTAGATATTTCTGATACACAAGAATAAATAAATATGTAAAATATAAGAAAAATTATTATATTAACTTGTTAAATGAATATAATAATAACCGTATTTATATTTGTAATAGTATTATTTTTGTATTTACATATATACTATCATTTTAAAACAAGTAACGATTTAGAAGTTTTTGAAGTATCAAATTTATCTAAAGAAAGATTTGAAGAAATTTGTAATTTACGTCAACCACTAATTTTAGATTTAGATATTAACTGTTTTAGTCATTTAGCTACTTCAGAAATAGATAAATTATATGGATCATTTGATATAAAACTACGTGATATATCAGGTAATACTAATTCAGAATTATATTTACCAATACCATTTAATAAAGCATTATTAGTTATAAATCAAGATAAAACATCAAATTATTTTTCTGAAACCAATGATGAATTTTTAAAAGAAACTAGTTTAATAAAAAATTTAAAAACAAACGATAATTTTTTAAGACCACCAGCATTAATGTCATCTACCTATGACTACTTATTAGGTTCATTAAATTCTAAAACACCATTTAGATATGATATTAATTTCAGACATTTTTTAATCATTATATCAGGAAGTGCAACAGTAAAGTTAGCTCCACCAAAAAGCAGTAAATACCTATTTCCAGATAAAGATTACGATAATTTTGAATTTAGATCACCTATTAATCCATGGGATATTCAAAAACAATATCAACACGATTTTAGTAAAATTAAATGCTTAGATGTTAATCTAGAAAAAGGTAAATTACTATTTATACCAGCATATTGGTGGAATAGTATAAAATTTAATACAAAAGATACAGTAATATTAAGTTTTAAATATAGAACTTATATGAACAATATAGCAATATTACCCGAATATTTTAAATTTTTACTACAAAAACAGAATATTAAACATAATGTAATAAAACAACTAAATATAGATTAATTTAATAACAATCATTAACTAAATCAGATAAAATTATTCCACTTAACAATCCACTTGTAAAACCATCTGCAATAGGATTATTATTATATATAATAACAGGTTGATTATTGTATGGTATAGCTTGTACTGGTTGTGGATATGTAACTGGTATTCCAGTAGCTACATTATTATTAGATGTATCATTTATAATATAATTAGGTGTTGCTAAAACTACTACTGATTTTTCTCTCTCTCTTTTTGATAAAATTTCACAAATATTACCCATTATATGTTATTATAAATATATTTATAAATAAAATTGAGTAAAAATATATTTATAAATAATTAGTAGTAATGCAGTATAAAATACATATTTTAGACAGTAAATATAGATCTTGGGAAATTTATGATCAAGAAACAAATAAATTAGTAGATTTAGATATAAATCCTGTAGAAAAAAAGATTTTATCAGGTGACGTAATTGATAACAATGGTATTATTATTAATTCGCCATTGAGATTAGCAAAAAATTTAGCAGGTATATTAGTATTAAAAGGTAAAACATATGGAAGAAATACTACAGGAAAAAAATTCTTATATAAATGCATTCCTAATGATAAACGCCTACCTGCATTTTTAATCCCATATGAAGAAAAGTATCCACAATTTAATAAAAATATCACTAATAAATACATTCTTTTTAAATTTAATAACTGGGATAGTAAACATCCAGTTGGAACACTTAACAATGTTGTTGGTACTATAGATGATTTAGCTGCATTTTATGAATATCAGTTACATTGTAAAGATTTATTTAAACCTCTTAAAAAATTTATAAATGATGTCAATCGTGCAAATCGTGAACTAGGAATAAATATATATGATAATATCATTAAATTACATCCAAATATTAAAGATAGGCGAGAACATTATACAATATCGATAGATCCAAGTGGTAGTACAGATTTAGATGATGCGTTTAGTATGATTAATAACACGCTAAGTATATATGTAGCAAATGTGCCATTGCTTTTAGATTATTTTAAACTTTGGGATTCGTTTTCAGAGAGAATATCTACAATTTATTTACCTGATAGAAAATGTCCAATGTTACCAGCATTATTATCAGAAAACTTATGTAGTTTATTAGAAAATAGAGAACGCTTAGCATTCTGTATTGATTTAACAATTAACGATAATCAAATAACCGATATAGTATTTAATAATGTAATAATTAAAGTTTCAAAAAATTACACTTATAATGAAGAGAGACTAGATAGTGACAAAATGTACAAAAATGTATTAGAATGTGTAAATAAATTAAACAAACGACAAAAATATATGAGAGAAATTACAGATAGTCATCATGTAGTAGCTTATCTTATGTTATTAATGAATAATAAATGTGCTGATAAACTAGAAGAATTTAAAACAGGTATTTATAGAAGTATAACATTAAACGAGTCTAAATTAAAACAACCTGAAACAATCCCAAGTGATATTTATGATTTTATTAAAATTTGGCAGTGTGCTAGTGGAAAATATACAAATTATCAAGAAAATAATGGGCATGAATTAATAAACGCGGGTCTTGATAATTATGTACATATTACATCTCCAATTCGACGGTTAGTTGATCTATTAAATATGCTCAAATTACAAGAAAAATTAAATTTAAGTCGAGTCTCAAATAAGTCATTAGACTTTTATAATTATTGGGAAAATCAGTTAGAATATATTAATACTACTATGAGAGCTATTAGAAAAGTTCAGACA